GTAAGGAGGTGCACTGCATGTGCACCTCCCTAGAGAGAGATCTCCGAGGAGATACAATCTCCTCCTTAGCTGGCCAAGCCAGCAGCCCAGCGGTTACACCGCTGGGCCCCACCCGATCTTGATGTCGACGGACCGGGGACGTCCATAACGTTCCAAGTGCTTCACATCATGAATGGGCTCTCGCCCACGCTTGAGGAAGAACTTCAGTAACGCACCCTCGCCGCTTATTGGCGACAGAGGAGCACGTGGCCTCACCATATACCCTTTAACGAGAGGGCGATGGAGACGAGGACACTCTTTCTCAGGCTGGTAACCCAAATAAGAGTATCGACCTAAGACTGGAGACGTTTTCGCCACGACCGGGGTGGGTGCAAATCCACTCAGTATCGTGTCGACATACTCGGTCGAGCGCCAAAGACCAGCCTCGTAAAGCTGATTTCTAAGCGCGAAACCGGATATGATCTCGGATACGTCACTCCGTGACTCAGGGAGCATACGTCTAACGTAGGTGACTGTGACATCACTTCCGTCATAGTAGTCCTTCCCGCATGACTCTCTGAACTTGCCGGTCCAAAAAGACTTGCGAGTGTTCACCTTCAGTCCAAAGACTTCGAGTGCACAGGCCACGGAACGCGCAAACTCCACGGGGACAATAATATCATCTCCGTAGATACGCACCTGCGGAAGGTAGATCGCAAGATCTGCCTTCGTTAAGTTCCGGCTTAGCTCGTCTGAGATCCCGACAAGTACGACGGTCAGAAAGACCATCGCCTCCACCGGGAAACAGACGGCTGAACCCATAGACGCGAACTTGGATAGGGAAATAACTCCGAATCCAGGCACATCCGCTCTGCTACTCCTACAAGCCTGCAACGCCCCAAGTAGGGACGGAGCATGCCTAAAGAGTCGCTTTACAAGCAGATTAGAGACTCGGTCGCTGGCTTCTGAAAGATCGAGCGTCGCAAGACGCCCGGTCCAAGAGCCAGCGCAGGCCATTCGCTGATTAGGCGTCTGGTCTGTAAAACCAATCGACCCGAACAGTACGTTACTCTGCTCGAGTCGAGACACGATCAACTCCATTAAAGCCTGCTGTGCATATTGCATGCACGTTGGCTCAACGGCAATGATACGTGGAGTCTTTAGCGTTTTAGGGACCGTGATAACCCTAACGGGCATCTCGGCCTCGGGTTCGCGAAAGTCCACAGCGTCTAAACGATCATAGAACCCAGAATTGGGAACTAAGTAATCGATCGAGGGGAAATATTCCTCGAGTCGCTGGGTCCAGGATTGCTGGTCGTACTTCTGGTTTCCCCGAAGTCGATCTGCAGTTGCTCCTGGTCCGTGTCTGGGGACGATCTCTCCTTCAAAAACCTTACGGTCAAGAAAGCAGAGATCAGAATTCCAGACAAGGTCAACGACGGAATCAAAGCGAGCGAGAAGCTCGTCCTTGACCTGTTCTGACCATTCTTGGACTTCCGACTCACACTTGATGTATTTGTCATATGCAGCCTCCACGCGCTCAGAAGAGCACGGTAGGTTAATCTTCTTCCACATCAGCGTAAGCTGGCGTATAAAGAAGATCGCCGTATGATTAGGGACACCAAGAAGCCAGCCACTATCGCGATCGAACACAAGCTCGAGCAAACCTCCAAATAAAGTGGGGAGAGCTCCGCGTTTCTGGAATCCCATAAACGCGCTGGAGTCCACGCAGCCAATGCTAAGGCTTCTTTCGAAGTCCGCACAGAACTGCGGGAGGGCTATCGTCAAAAACGACGGCCCTTCGTGTTCAAATCTCCTCGAGATCGTTTTAAAATCTCGAGTGGTGCTAGCGCAACACCATGCCTCGGCATCAGCCAAGGCACACTGCATGAGCCGCATAAGGCTTTTCATCAGTTCCTCGCAAGAGGTAGCTGATCCATAGCCAAATGAACTCCTGGCTGAGGATGACCCCAGCTTTACAGTCCGTCAGCGACGAAACCGCTAGTCTAGTTCTCGCCACCCAGAAGCTGGGTGACGCGAGCGCCAGACGAGGCGGTCAAGTACGCTGTAAGAGCGTCGACGATCTGCTTGGCCTCAGCCACCGTAAATCCGGTGGTAGGGAGGTCAACGACCAGGTAAGCACTCATAGAGTACTTAATATTCTGGGCGCTGATGAGCGGATCAGCCGCGATCTTCGAGAAGTCAAGTCGAACGGTCCGCCTCGTACGCTTAGCGTACTGGTGTGAAACCGACAGCTTGACAGTGCCGTCGTCTTTGGTAAAGACGCCAGCATTCAAACCGGAACTCGTTCGCGGAAGCGATTGAGCGACGGCGTTGATCGTCACGGACTGGGGGTCGGAAAAGGACATCTGGCACGACTTTCAGCAGGAGGGCCTAGTATAAGGCCCAAGGGTTTGAGGGTTAGCACTCCGAAAATTAGAGTGCACGCGGCTTCCGGGATATTCCCAAGGCCGCGATTATCGACCATTGCTTCGCCGAGAAATCGGACGAGTTAAGGCCGAAGCCGTAAGGTGTCGCACGCCGCCTAGTCTTCACACTTTGTGAAGCAAACTGGTGAAGCGTGAAGGAGCCCGCGCCTGTTAGCGCGATTTCCTTAAGCGTCCACGTTGTGATGACGGATTTGTGTTCCATCACGTATCCGTAGCGCATGACAAGACCGTCGTTGGAAAACGCGGAAAAGTTGTGAACAACATCCCCGACGTTGGATACCCAATCAACAGCCCAAGACCACGGAGCTAACTTCCAAACGAGGTCAGGTGTAACCCGAAGACCATAGAGCTTGCTTGCGAGCTGCTCTGCTACTACGCCCGCTGACTTATAAGTCAGTGGAGGAACGTAGTAGGTAAAGCAGCCCGAAAACCAGCGCTTGGTCTCGGTCCTAACCTCTTTCGTAAGGTCGCCCGGGTGCTGGTACAACTGTGTAACAAGCACAGGAGAGCCATAGCCCTTACCTAGCTCGGTGACAATTGTACTAGACTCAGTGGGAAAGGTGTACCTACGTCGAATGTTTCGACCGGAATTCCGGAGGAAATTATCGATTTGGGTATCAGCAGACTTGACCGTATGGCCAAATTTGCGCAGGTCATTGACGAACGGAAGCCACCCAAACTGGACGTTGAGGTACTCTTTAGATCCATTTCTCGAAAGAGAACGGAAATATCGAGCTCTCTCCTTCCAGTTGAGGATTTCCGGGACCTTTGGAAGGTCTCTTAGTTCACCAAGGAACTGCCCCATACCAGACAGAGGGTTGGTAGGAAGCACCCTAGCGATAGCTGTGGTGCCAGCTGCATCTAATTCGATTGCAGACGAGGCGTCGATGTCAGGCAAAGAACTAGCACCAGGTGCATGGTTCCAGGCTGCAAAAGGCCCCTCGTACCCATAACCAGACCCAGGTCCCGATCGATTGTAAGACGGACTAACCCATTGATAAACGGGTTCGAACGCCGTGCGAAACGATTGGAAACCTCCCCCGACGTCCCCAGTACCCCTGAATCCTTTCATGAAGAACTCAGGGTGGGGGATCGAAGTGGTCGTCTGACGTGCACGAAAATCGGTTGTTTGACTATAGTGGGCAATAGGTTCGCCCATATAGTAAGTCGTCTCCCTCCCATTAATTGATGAGAGGATTTCGACCCGTTTCTTCGTGTACGGATCCACTGTCATATCTCCTTGCGGCTTACCACTGTTATGCAGCGGTGGTGTTTGTGCAAGCACGGGGCCCCCTAGGGGG